ATATTATTTACCTGCTAATTCAGCTGCTTGATCTGAATCTCGTTGAGCGGCTGTTTTAACCCAACCACGAGTAAAAGCATCAGCTACGATTAAATCTCTCGTTGCAGGAATTGCGACACCGTCGTCAAGTGCTTTAGTTGTATATAAGTTTACGATCTCATCGACCGCTATTCGAGCACGGTTAGTCGCTGCGTTATCGATCCAATCGGCAACATTATTAGCGGCGTACTCCATTCCTTTATTCTCTGTATCTGTCAGAGTAATAGTAAAATCAACCATTTAATTATCTCCTATGATGGTTTATTTGGCCATACAACAGTATCAAGACTATTATATGTACCTGTTATATCTCGGAGTGCTTGACGGTATGTCGTTTGATCCGAGGTCATTGTGAGATCTGATAGACCCCACCAATCAGTCGCCGCAAGACGACTATCTCTTTCAGCGCGAAGCAATTTTAAAGGCTCTGCGTTTACTAATTCTGTTTTTTTAGTATCAACTTGACTCCATGTTACACCAAAGTCAGCTGGATTTGATGATTCAATGGCTGAACCATTACCATCTTCTCCAGTTACTTTTGCAAACATAGAATTAAATTCTGTTTCATTTGTAGGCTCACCGCGCATAACCCACTCGGTTATACCCAATGCGCCTAACGCTGTTGCTACATCTGTCATTTGTTTTTTCCTTGTTTTTTCTATTTATTAAGATGATATGTAATGAGCTGAAAATGAAGTTCTTTTAGAACCAAAAAATCTATCTACACCTGCTACGCTATCATAAATATACCCATAAAGTTGTATATAATCCGATGAACCATTTAAATACATAATTGTTGAAAATGAAGTTTCTAAATCATCGCCATCGGCCTCTGCCCCTGCCCAAAAATTTGATTTATGATACTCTGAACCATTCTTATATATCGCAGCACCAACAGATCTTATAGTACCTGATCCACTAGTTACTTGACAATTCACGTGATAATACCCAGCTGTTTGTGGTGTCCATTTTTCGTTGGCACTATTCCATGCACTTGTATTATCAAACTCTACTGAGCCAGTAGCAGACCAATCTATTAGAAGCCAATTATTACTAGAATAATCAGCGCTATTTGAATCAAGACTTACTTTAAATAAAGGAACTTTTGGAGCAACAAAACCGTTACTATCTATTGTGATCGCTGCAACTCCAGCAGCGTTTTGTATATTATCAACCTTTATAATAGATGACATGATATTTTTCCTAACTTGGCTTTGTAGGCCATACTACATCATCTCTCGATGTGTATGTATTTGTTATATCTCTTAGAGCTTGCCTATAATCTAATTGCGCTTGTGTAGGTGTTATGTCTGGTAAAACCCACCAATCAGTTTCAGCTATTTTAGCATCTCTCTCACGTCTTAAAGCATTCAATGTATCTAATGCTATTTGTTCTGGCGTAAGATCAATTGCAACATCAGGATTTTTCCTGACTTCTTCGCCAGCTGCCATCAATGCATCATAGTTTACGTTTCGCCACTCTACTGTACCATCTTCTCTTGTATATTCTACAAACCTTGACATTAGTATACTCCGCTTGTTGAATTTGATTGAGAAGATGCTAAAACATCTGGACTGTAATATATATGACTTCTACCGGATTGTACATATAAAAAACCGCCTGTATAACTTCCACTAGCATGTATAACTATTACTGCATAACCATCTGATGAATAATAATAGTTTGGAATTCCATCACCATTTCCCCAATTATATTTTATTGGATTATATGGCGAGCTAGTACCATTATATGTATAAAAAGTTACAGAAGTATGAGTATTAGTTCCCGAGTAAGTAAATCCATTCCATTCAAACTTAACCATTTTATTAGAATTAGAAACTAAATTTGTTTTTATATGAAGATAGTTGGTACCGCCTCCAGGTGCAAAAAATCCTAAGCAAGTCTTATAACCTTCAAAGTAATGATCATTTCTATCAGTAAATGGATCAGTTGTATATGTACCAGTTGAGTTAAACTGAGCAGCGCTTGTTTTAACTGCATTACCTACATGTACATCTTTATATCGAGCAGATGTAAGTCCTAAATCTATTGCATTATTTCTCAATGCTCCTGACCCAGCATCAACAGGTACAACAGCATCAGCAACTTGATAATAACCCAGTCCAACATCACCGCCGCCAGCATACATTGAGCCACCGTCAACACCAATCTTACCTACATCGCCATTCTGATCTTGAATAATTACTACAGCGCCATCATCAGTCATTCTTCTTGCATACAACGAGGGATTACTTGTCCTAGTATGAATTGCAAAACTTGATGGCCTTAGTTCGTGACCAGCAGTAGATCCATCGGATACCGTTTTACCAACCATAACATTTTCGTTAGTGTCTATAGTAATAGATGTAGCATTAGCATTATCATCAATACCTGTTGATGAAAAGTTTGAGATAGTACCGGCAGCATGATAAGATACACCAGTTGCAAGATCGTGCGACTTACCCATTAGGTTATCTCCAACAAACTCATAATAACATCACAACTACTTGCCGTATTTGATGTTATCTTTACACTATCACCAGTTTCCATGACAACTTTTTGATCTCCACCAACAACGACTAGCGAACCTCCACTGGGTACGGTTGCTGTTTTAACCATGAAATGATCATTAGCTCCATCATTAAGAGCTACATCAACTGTTATTGCTGTTGCCGTATTGTTAGAACATGTTAATCCAATCACTGTTGTTTGAGTAGAAGATCCTACTGTATAACTGCCAACAGTTGCTGCTGACGTTCCAACGTTCCTTGATAATTTTCTTTTAAATGTATTGGGCATAGTTTATCCTAACGCGATTGCCATTGCAACTGCATTTTCATTTGCTGCATTCGTTGAAAATTGAGTAGTAGCAACAGTTGTATCATTTGTACCAGAAGGCCTTGTTGCCGTTCTGATATGTCCGAAGTCTACTAAAAGGTTTGATGTTGTGGCTGAATCATAGCCAACTTGTAAGCCGTTCTTGACGACAAAATCTTTATCCGTAGCCATTAGTTCACTTTCCCTGTTTGGCGTTTATGTTATTTATAATAGTTTAACTCAGCAATATACCTGTCAATACCATATCTCGTCCTACCCTAGTAAATGTCCAGAAAAATATGAATGTTGGCCAATGTAATGTTGTGTTCTATTGTAGTGGCCATATGTATGTGGTTGAACAGTATCGTTAGCACTCATGTTAAAAATACCGGAAATCTGAGCACAAACATCAGGACCACACTCATGAAAACCATATATAGGTCCACAGTTACTAAAATTTAAATATGTAGCAACATATTCATTTTTTAGACCACCTGAGGTTTGAGTGTAAGCAATCCATTCCATATAATATCTACCATCAAAAGGTGCTGTAAAGACGGCATTTGATGTATTTAAATGATTACCAACATTATGTAAAACGGTTGGATTATACATCCCTGAAGCAACTGCTGCACCGCTAGCTATACTTTTATTTCCACTTGAACCTCTTATCATAAAACTAGGCTGATTAGGCTGTGTCACAGCTCCACTAGACTTGATTTCCATGTTTAAAGTATTATTTGTTGCAAACTGCATAGGCGCATTTTCATACAGCCAGTGATAGACACGGTTGGCAGCCTCCATAGCTACAGCATAACCATCAGCGTTAGTAGATCCACTTTCATTTGTAGTCATTTGAATACGAGCTTGAGAGCTTGCTGTTGCTTTATGAATTTGCAGATCATGTACAGGCGCTGTAGTTCCTAGACCAACTTTACCGTCCGAAGCTACAACAAATGGAGTTGTATCACTTGACTCATCATCTATTCTTAAACCATGGCCAGCAGCAGTATTTTTAATATGTAATCCATGTGTTTCTGTAGTATTTCCACCAGTAGATGTTTGCACAACCATTGCTGGATAATTTGTTGGTGCATTAGTAGTGACCTTTAAATTACCATCAGCATCATTTGCAGCTCCAGTAATCGTTACATCGCCAGTATGTGTAACTGTACTATTATGTGTAACAGCACCAGTAAAAGTACCGCCTGTTGTAGGCATTACTCCTGAATATGCCACATCTTCAAATGCTAAAATATTTACTTCTGCTCCAACTTCTGCTCCAGCAGTAAGAACAATTGAGGTACCATTAGTGGCCGTATATTCTGATGTGCTTTCTAAAATAATACCGTTATAAGTTACGATCATTGAGTTAGGGTCATATGCTAATGTTGCACCGCCACCATCAGCTCCAGTAAATGTAGTTTGACCGGCTGTGGCAGTATACTTAAACACTGACATTTTATTATTAACTGCTCTCGATAAATCTCTTGCTCTAGTCATTAGTCGGCCTCTTCTATTGTATTACCGTCTGCCACCCATTCAAGGATTGCTGCGTAGTGGCGGTTTGATTCAGACATTGGTATCCATAACTCTTCACCGTCTATTGTAGCTTTGACTTGAAAAACCTCATTTTTTCCTAGACGTTTAATGTATTTTGCATTTTCTATGTTCATAACTCTGCATCCATTGTCCAACTAAATGCCCCTGCCTGACTAGCAGCTAAACTTTGATAAGTTACGAAAAACCCATCAGTGTTAGTTTCATTACCAATAAC